GCCGCGATCGCGCGGTCGGCCGCAGCTGAAGCTTGCTTCTTACTCTCCTCAGTCTGACCTGGGTCGTTCAACTGCTTCAACGCGTCACGAGTCTTATTGTTCGCGTCGTCCTGAAGGATCTTGAACTTCTGGAAAGCGTTGAACGCCTTCTCGAGAGACTGACTCAGCTTCTCGTCGTCCAGGTCGATCTCCAAGCTGCCGATGGTATCCCTCGACTGCTGAATACGCTTGTCGAAGTCATCAACGTTGGTTTGAAGCGCCTTGAACGCGTCTTTGAATGAGCTCGCTATTCCCTTGCCGAAGTCCTTCATCTTAGCAGTCGCTTCGGCTTGCCTCGCCGTGATGATGCTGATGAACTGTTCGAACCCCTTCTGAGCCTCTGCGAGGTTCTGAAGGAAGTCGGTCTTGCGTTTCTGATATTCCTTGTTTGAGAAGCGAGTGAACGCTTGGATACTGTCCCCGCGACCGGCTTCAATATCTGCTATCTTCTGTGCGTTCTCACGCGCCAGCTTTGCATTAGTGTTGAACAAGTCGGTGATCGAGTTGACACCAGCGGCTGCTGTCTGAGCCAGAGCCTGAGCTATGACGGACAGACCGATGATGACCGGCTGGACAGCTGTGCCCAGTTTGATCATCTCATTGTTCAACTTGTTGGTCTCGATGACCATCTGCTGAACCGTACTGGCTTGGAAACCTTGGAAGGCTTCGGCCGCAGCGCCTGTGGAACCCTCAATAGCTTCCATCGTCTTGGCGAACCGCTCGCCTTCGTCGATGCCCAAGCCTAACGCACCTGCCAGACCACGAACTTCATTGAAGAACTTGGTCATCTCTTCGGTGCTGCCGTTAGTCTCCTGCGTCAGTTTCTCTAGAACGCCTCGCAAACCACCGAAGGTAGCGATAGCAGTCGGGCCATCCTTAACACCCCATTCCCTGAACACATCCTTCATCGCTTCGGTTGGCTTCAACAGTTTGATGACGACTGCGCGCAACTGAGTGATCGCCGTATCGGCGCGAACACCAGACTGCGTCATCGTCGAGATAGCCGCAGCTGTTTCTTCCCAAGTGATACCCATCTCGGCTGTGAGTGGAGTCACACGACCGATGATGTTGGCGATCTCGTCAAGGGTGAAACGACCGACATTGACTGCTTCGAACAACGTGTCAGAGACACGCTTCGTATCTTGGATTGTTAGACTGTATGCGTTCATCACAGACGACAGGGAGTCGACTGCTTCACCGGTTGTCGCCACTGTCGTGATGGCCAGCTTCTGAGCCTCGGCCAAGAACGTGAACGAGTCCGCTGCCTCAACCACTTGGTTAGACAGGACCTGGTACAGACCTTTAGCCGTATCTAACGCATCGGTTCCGAGCGAGTTGGACAGGTTCAGAACCTTGGTGCTCAGCTCTTCAGTTGTCAGAGCGAGCGGCTTAGCGATCGTCTGGATTTCCTGAATGGCCAGGCCGTAGTCCTTGGCCGCTCCGATACCGTTCCTGAATGCACCGGTGATCCCACCGATGACGCCAATGATGGCACGGGTGACGAGGATAGTCTTGAGTGTTTGACCGAACTTACCGAACGCGGTCGCACCCTTCTTCGCTGCGTTGCTTGCCTTATCGAGCTCACCGCCGAGAGGCTTCAATCCAGCCTGCACTCGTTGGGCGCCAGACACCAACCCGTTAAGGTCTTTGATGGCTCGCTTCGACCCGTCCGCGAACTGGACGAGATTCTGGTTCAACTCCTTCGCACCGGCACCGGCATTACCGAACGCCTGACCAAGACCCTTGGACTTGCTGAACGCTGCAAGTTGCGCACCTGCATTGTTTACGGCTTCGCCGAGGGCATTGAGTTCACTGATCGCCTGCGAGGCGTCGAACCCGATCTTACGATATATTTCCTGCGTCATGAGAGATGTTTCCACACTTTGGGTAGACGTAGCTTCTTAGCATACGCATTCCACATCCTGTCACCAGCATCCTGGAAGTGGTAGGGTGTGTTCTGCACGTTATCAGAGAAGGGTTGTGGAGGCGTTCCCTTCGTTGCACGGTTGAACTCGTTGTAGATCAAGTACCTCAGCTGGGTCGTGTAGATGAAGAAGTGACGGCCAAAGGCATCTGTAAAGAAGCCACTGCCTGCACTGTTGCTACGACCTAGACTCTCCCTGTCTTTCTTACTTCGCTGAGGGCCGTACGGAATAGAAGTGCCGAGGTCAGACGCGAGCTTCTGGAAGGTTGCTCGCGACGCCTTCGACCATGTTGGAATGATTGCAATGACGGTGGCATCTAGCCATTTGATGCCACCGATTCGAACGAACTCTTTGATGTACTGGTTCAGCTCAGTGATGGCACCTGAAGTGTCATACTTCAGCTTGCCCTTCCTCGATATGATCTTGAATCTCATCAGATACTGAACCTTCTTGACTCATCATGATCTCGCAGTTGGCAGTATGCCAGGAGTCTAGCTTGAGTCATCACATCGTTGTCATCCCAGTGGGGCTTTACATTAGGCGGGTACAGGTTGAATCGTTCACAAGCGTTCCATACCAAGTACTCGCCAGTTCTATTAGGAGGCCAGAGGTATGACTTGCTTACTCCTCCGCCCCAGATAGAAAAGCATCACGGGCCGCCTGCATCTTGGCCTCGTCAAGGCTGTTCGCCTGGAGGACAGTTACGACGATCCGGTTGGTCTCGACTTCAGAGAGACCTGCTTCTTGCAACTCGGCCGCCCATCCAAGCCACGTGCTTGGTTCCTGCATCTTGGTCTTCTCGAAGGCAATCTCGCTTGGCTCAATTGACTTGAGTACCATGTAGGCGAACTTCAAGTTGTCATAGTTCTCGACCTGAGTCAGGAAATCAGGTGCTTCACGATCCTCTTTGAACCCTTCCTTCGTCCGAATGCCGCCGGGCTTCGGGACAGGCACCAAGGCTTCGAACTCCTTGTAGCTGGTGACGGTTTGAGCCTTCACTACGAGGTTGCCAGTAGGGCGAGGGATGACAAGGAGCTCCTGGTTTGGACCTTCCAATACTGTGTTACCGAACTTCATTTCAATTCTCCGAGGCGTAAGAGGTAAGAAAGAAGTGAGGGCGGTAGACCCGCCCTCACTCACTTAGGATCAACATTCAGTGTCAGTGGACCGGGTCACGGTCGCGCTGGACACGTTGCAACGACCAGACACTGCGATGGTCGCAGCCTGCAGGTCGTAGTCTAGACCCTCCCAACGGAAGTCGGGAAGCAATAGATCTTCGTCTTCATCCGAACCGCAAGGCACGCAATGCTTCAACAGGATGTCAACCGCGAACGGTTCACACGCGTCAGAAGAACTGGATACCCATTCGGCCGCACCGTTGATACGCTTGATGGCATCAACCGGAGTGACATCTTGGCCAGACGAGGCTCGCACATACTCGTACTCAAACTCGAGCGAGACTTCGACTGGTTGTTCATCACCTTCACGAACCGTGTTCAAGTCGCCACGATCGCGGAGGTATTCGTATTCCTTCGCTTCCGTGAATGTGATGTTGCCTTCACCGATACCAACAGCGATTCGCTGGTTGATAAACGTGATGGCGTTCTCGGAGTTGCCGGAGTTGTAAGAACCAGCTCCGAGGATTGGAGTGATCGTGACACAAGTGGTAGGACTGGTCGAGACCGGATCTCGAGCCGTTACGGAGTGAACCGCATTGACTGTTGAACCGTCCAGATACAGTCGCGCACCAATCGGCACGAGATCGGTGTCTTCAGTATTCAGAACGATGTTATCGATGTCGAGAGTCGTATCGTTCAGAGTACCGTTAGCCGACAAAGTGGCAGTACCGCTGAGACCATCCTGAATGTAGACGGTCACGTTGCGGAGTTCGATTCGGGCCATTATTGAATCTCCCGTTATTGTTAAGGTGTGTAATCCATATAGTAAAGAGCGTCCACTTCGGACTGTCTGACTCGATGATCCTTATCGAGCTGACCGAACGGATAGATGTTGACTCCGCGAGCCTTCGAGTTGTTCAACTGAAGACACCCGATGAACGACTGATCGTCATCGGCACCTGTTCCATACTTGTAGATCGGAACGACTTCCATCATCTCTTCGGAATACTTGCCCGCCCACCTGTCTAACCGATAGCTGTCCGCACCAGCCATATCCATCAGTGCAGTGAACAAGAAGTTGATCCCGACAGTGACTTCGTACTTGCCGTTACCCTTCTCTCTGTATTGGGGACCAGTTATACGTTGTTCAACGTGATCCTCCCCTACTTCGTCGTCGCGTTCATCGACGCCTTCAACGAAGTACGGTAAACTGAAGCCCGCAGCAAATGGCTCGAAGTGTTTCGCTATTGAGATGTTAATCCACCGCGCTAGATTCTCATTCATATTGCTTACACCTTTACCACGCTAACGGTATCTGTGATTCCTAGTAAGTCACGCGAGGAAGTACGCTTGTGTAGTTCAGGCGTAACACCTGTGATGACTTTGCCCAGGACGAGCCAGCTCGTGAGCGGCTCATATTCATCGAAGTACTTGATGTCGTATCGATCCCCTTCGTATTCGATCCAGTCGTTCTTCTTCATCTCGTAAGATGTAGGAAGATCGTTCCGGTCAATCAGGAAGACACGGTCACCCGCATCAAAGGAACCGCCTTGAACCAGCTTCTTGTTCGCAGAGATGATGGAGATAGTCTGGATCACATGCCGCATGGCATGGACAGGCATGACAACTGCTCGTTGTACTTCGAACGAGGTGTATGTTGCAGACTTTGCTCCAGAGTCTCGGTTGGTTGTCGCTGAACCCGGCGTGAGCTGGTAGACAGTCACGTCACCGCCGTACTCTTTCTTCAGAGTCGCGATGTTCCGTGCCTGGAATCGTTTCAAGTTGTAGTTCGGCCGTTCAGTCATTATGGCGCCCTTGAACCAAAGCGGCGACCCACTTCAGTTGCTCTGTGTTATGTGCGACCACTTCGTTTGTCTTTGTGATCAGCTGAATGAGTTGCTCCGACTGGAACTCCTCAAGAGCCGTTATCCTTTCAACCATCCTGTCTTCGCGTTTCCAATCTCGCCAGATGAAGAAGAGTATTACACCTAATACAGGACCGAAGTCCTTTAGCATCCGTACATATTCCATAGAGGCTCTCCTGGGTAGAAAGAAGCCGCTGGGGCGGTTGCCCGCCCCAGTGACTTGAAAGGACTAATCAGAGTTCGGATCAGGAAAGGATGACGCAGCCCAAGAGAGGCTCAACAACCTTCACACCGAACAAGGTATCGAGAGTCACGATCGTACCCTGCGAGGTGATGTCGTATTGCATCGCCACACGCATGGACAGATCATTGTAACTGCCGAGACCCATCTTGACGTCGAGACCGTTCGCAGCCGTCGCCAGAGGTCGTGAGACCATTGCGATAGCGTTGCGATGGAACGCCAAGTTGACACCACCGTGCGGGCCAGGGAAGGCACCGTCGGCATCCGCCAAAGCATTCTCCAACGGACGGTCAAGCCAGACAATCACGCTCGTCGTGTTGACGGAGTCAACTTCGATGATCGTGTAAGTCGCGCGAGCGGCCGTGTTGGCACCAAAGGCAAGCATCTGACCGACAACCGGAAGCTTGTTCGCGGTAATGCCGTTCAGGGTGATGCCCTTGGTGTAGTTGGCGGCGTAAGCACCTTCAACAACAGCAGGACTGAAGATGTAACCAACAGCGTTGGCCGCAACCGTGTTCACGTAGGCGTCTTCCAACGTGATACCAGTCAAGTTGTTGCCGGATTCGGTCAAAGCCGAGATCCAGTGAGGTTGGCCTTCGCCAGTCAGCCAGACAAAGCAACCAACGAAGCCGTTACCGGTCGCGGTGCAAGCCTTGTTGCCAGTGTCGCCAGGGGAGGCACCAGCCGTATGGTTGCACGTTACCGTGTCGGCGTCCGTGATCGTTCGGTAAGGAACGTTCTGGTCGAGGTACGTGTCGAAGCCGTCGATACGGCCAAGACGTGCTTCCTCAAGAGCCGTTCCACCGTCGCCACGCTCGTTGGCTTTGGTGTAGATGGCAGTGTCGAGGAACTGACGTTCAGCGCCCGGCGACAGAACCAAGTTACGACCAGCCTGGTAGGCCTTGTTCTCGTTCAGCTTCTGACGTGCGTCCAAGACAAAGTCTCGGGCGTTCGAAGCCGTCATCTCGGCGAGTCGACCAACCTTGGCCGTACCGAAGAACTGAGGGGCCTGACCAGCGAGGATTCGATCAACTGTTCGAGCCATCTGCATTGCGGCAGGTTGCATGAACATCTCGACCAATTCCTTGAAGGAGTAAGAAGCTTCACTGTCCTTGATAGTGAAGGTGACGTAGACGTGCTGATCCAAAGGAACCTGCACGTTAGTTGCGACCGCGTCCTGAGACACGACACTGTCAGCAGCGACCTTACGCTTGGTGCTGAACTCGCCCGGCTTGCGGGTGTTCACGACATCGCCATAGGAAGCTACGAGCGGGCTGAAGTCACGATGAACTAGCCGCGCCATGACCATGTTCTCTTCGAGAATGGCCAACGACTCATTCGCCCACAGTTCGGGAACCAGAGCGTCCACGTCGTTTGCGAAACACAGAGGATAGAGATTCATTTAAGAACTCCTGTTGAGTAAATAGGTAAAGGTACAGTAACCCAGGTGTTTACTGACATGTCACCCCTGGTAATGACACGTGGAAACCCGGCAACCCGGTAGTATCAAGCGGCGCGGACTGCTCAATAGGATCGGGACTTCAGTCCCAATAGTTCTGGATTCTCCTTGCGGATCTTGCGATACTGCTCAGGAGTGAGCTTCGTGACGTCAATACGACTGTTGGCGCCAGGGGTGGCCTCGGCCGCTCCTGCTCCAACTCCGCTGACGACATTGGCTCGGAATAACCCGCCATAGATCTGCGGTAGTTCTTTCATTCGCTTCACGGCATCTTCCGGCGTGCGAAGCGTCTTGATTGGTTCACCAGTCTTCTCGTCAACATCGTTGAAGTTGACCATCGGGATGAGTCGATCCTCGCCCTCGACGTTCTCTGCTTTCAACGTGGTTTGATTACG